CAGGTTGTTTGTAGAACGGCTTCATCTGATGTTGCTCTGGTTGACGGCGTGGCGCAGTTCAATCAGCAACTCGGAGTCGATGTTCCTGTGTTGTTGTATCGGGTGGCACTCAAGGTGGGGGATCCCGCTGAACATGGCTCGTCCCAAGCATACCGCAAGGCATGCAGGACGGCGATGGAGCGGAAACCTACATCTAGGGAGTCTTTGGTACTTGCTCGGTTAGGACAGTTGCTCTTCAGGAGAGGGTCTCTTGAGGGCGGATACGATGGCAAACGCCACGGAGGAGATGGATCATGAAGAGAGAACGTCTGACGAACAGGGCAGCGTCGGCTCCGCCCGCAAACCCAGGGTACGGTACGGAAGATCAGGATCACCCGGCGCACCAGGCCGATCCGGCACACGGTGACTACGCCAAGGGCGACCCTGATGCATGGGCCGAGACCCCGAACCCCCCGCCGTATGCCGAGGGAAACCCCCCTGCGGATCCCGGCTATGACGTCGAGGACCAGGATCACCCCGCCCACACGAAGAACCCTCGGGTTCCGAAGGAGGCACGGGGACTCCAGGCTGCCATCCTTTCGATGGCCGAGGCGAAGGCTGACAAGTGCCTCAAGGTAGCCAAGGCGATGCTTCGGGGTCGGAAGGGCATCACCGCCTCAATGGTCGAGGAGCAGGCATTCACGATGATGGACTGGTCGGATGCCCACCTTGCTTCCACTCAGGAGCGACTCGGCGGCGGGTTCCTGGCCGAAGAGTTCGAGGACGACCTCGGTCCGGTGGACATGGACATCCTCGGGGATGACGATCTGCCCCCCCCGGACGAGACCGAGTACCTGGAAGACGATGAGTTGGACGCCCTCCTGGCGGATGACGACGAGTTGGACGATGACATGGGCGACCCCATGGCTATGCTCACTGCCAAGGTCGAGACCCTCACCTCCGAGTTGACCGCCATGAAGGCTGCGGCCAAGAAGGGTGAGGACGACGAGGAAGTCGTAGAGGGCAAGAAGAAGGCCAAGAAGGGCGAGGACGAGGATGCCCCGGAGGAGAAGGACCCCAAGGAGGTAGATGCCAGCATGTTCGCCTCCGCCGACGAGATGGGCAACCCCATCCAGATGACCGCTGAGGATTCGATCCTCAACGAGATCTTCGGTTCCAAGAAGTCTGAGGACGAAGACGAGGAAGCGGACGAGGACGACGATAAGGAAGCCAAGAAGAAGAAGGCCAAGAAGTCTGAGGACGAAGACGACGTCGAAGAGGACGAGGACAAGGAAGCCAAAAAGAAGAAGGCCAAGAAGTCCGAGGACGAAGACGACGTTGAGGAGGACGTTGAAGAGGACGACGACAAGGAAGCCAAGAAGAAGAAGGCCAAGAAGTCCGAGGACGAAGACGACGTCGAGGAGGACGTTGAAGAGGATGAGGACAAGGAAGCCAAGAAGAAGAAGGCTTCCAAGCAGCGTCCCCAGCCCCGTAAGCCCTCCAAGGGTGTCAGCCGGGTCGGTTCCGTGACCCGCACGAGCGGCGGCGAGATCAATGACCTCTCCAAGCTCTGGGAGACCTCCCCCGACGTGTCCGACGTCTTCAACGGCAAGTAGCATTCACAACTGCAGCCTGGTCTTAGCCATGTTTCAAGACCAGGCTGCAGTTTGGATCTGATACTCTTCGTATTTCCTTGTTTTACATCCCTTGTCTTTTCGTTTCCCCCTCTTTTGTGTGTAACAAGTAACTTTTCTGCCCGTTTGGGGCGGTAGAACCCTTATATTTGCACCATAAGCATGAAAGGGCAGAAGCCCACTGTCGGTTGTCATAGGGGCACCCGGCGGATAGGAACTCGGCGGAGAAATCCACCGGACCTGTAAACAGAGTGCAAGGAGGGTAAAATGCCACTGCACGGACAGGCCAGCGGCGGGTGGACCGAATCGTCAAGCGCACTGCGGATTTTGAATCTCGGGATTCGGAACTCCATTGGTGTGCTCGCTGACGATGCGTTCACGCAAGCCAACCCGGTTGCGGTTGCAACAGGGATCTCGACTCGTCTCGACGTCACCCAGGTGGGCGTCCTGAGCGGGTCTGTGTGTTTCGGACGCCCCGCAGCGGGCAACAACTTCGTAGGTGGTCCCGGTACCAATGCGATCCAGACCCTGATCCAGGCCAGCCCGATTCGGGCACTGACCTACAGGCCTCTCGGCGTGTTCATCAACAGCGCTTCGGGCAATGCCTACGAGAACACCCCGGCGGTGGCCTCCGGCATCGGTCCCTACGTCAGCGCTATGGGCACCTACGCCTCGGCGCTCTACGAGACCGACGTCATCGACACGGTGGCGGATGCGGGTGGTGGTGCAGGTTCCTGGGCCATCGGTGACAACCTCGTTTACACCACGGGCAACGAGCTGATCACCTCACGGAACGGTTTCCTGATGCCCAAGTGGCAGGCGTGTTCCGGTGGTGCAGCGCTCATGGCAGTGGCCGGACTCGACCAGCCGGAACTGGCCGCACAGTCCTTCGTAGGAATCGGCGGCGCAGCCGGTGTGCGTGGTTCCTCCACCATCATCGGTGTGGTCAAGATGGCTCCCGATGCTTTCCAGACGGAAGTCGTCTGGGACCAGCGGGTTTAAGGGAGGTACATCATGAGTGAGATGACCAATGCAGTGAAACAGCAGGTAATCGGTGAGTACATCAAGACCCCCGGTGGTCGTGCCAAGCTCGCCGCCTCCATGACCCAGCCCCTGCGCCTCCGCAGGGACTATGCCGCTGTCGGACGCAAGACCTTCCTGGTCGAGCAGCTTCCCGATGGCGCTCTTCCGATTTACGATAAAGACCCCGATGTTACGGCATATGTGGTAGGTGAGGAAGGTCAGAACATCCTCGCCATCACCAAGCCTCGTCGGGTGATCTTCCCGCTGTTCGAGATCGCCTCGAACCCCGAGATCCCCTTGACCCAGATCAAGGAACGGCGCTTCGATCTGATCGAGCGTTCCCTCGACCTGGCCAAGGCTCAGATCCAGGCGGCAGAGGACGAGCGGGTCTTCGCAGTCCTCGACTCCATCGCCACGGCGGGCTTCGACTCCCTGGCTGGCCAGATCAACCCCGACATTCCGGTGGTTGCACCCGTGTCCGGTGCGGTTCTGTCCGACGCCTTCGGGCTGATCGAGCGCCACGACCTCCGGGTCGCCCGTGTATACATGAACGCCCGTGACTACGCAGACCTCCGCAAGTTCGGGCGGGACATCCTCGACATCGAGAGCCAGGCCACCCTGCTGAAGACCGGCCTGATGGCGACCCTTTGGGGCGCTCAGATCATCGTCAGCCGTCTGGTGCCGGTCGGCACCGTGTACGTTTGCTGCGAAGGGGAACACTTCGGGAGGATTCCGGTTCGTACGGAACTCACCGTCCTCAGCGCCGACGACCCGAAGGCACGCACCATCGGTTTCTCGGTCTTCGAGAATTTGGGCATCGGGGCGTTCAACCCTCGTGGCCTCACCCGCCTCACTATCACCCGCGCATAGTCCCATAATTTCGGGGGGTTTGGGCGATGCCTGAACCCCCCGAAGTTGTTCTCCCATCCAGATTTCCGTTGCTAAGATAGCCCCAGGACGGTGCGTTCAATGGGATCTGCCTGTCCCTGATGCTCCTAGAAACCTGTAGAAACCCTTTTAGGTTTGTGTTACAGTGGGATCCTGATAGGGGGGTGCATGAGGTGGTATGAAGCAGCCGGGTTGGGCAGGCAAGGGTTGTTTGATCTGTACCAGGAAAAAACGGACAAGGAAATAGCAGCAACGTATGGGGTTACAGATGCCTCCGTGTTGCAGGCCAGGAGGGGTTTTGGCATTCCTAGCCTGACGATGAGAGAAAGGCGGGAGCTTGTAAACCCTCCTGAGAGAAGCCTTTCCGATCTGACCCCTTCTGCCTTGGCTGATTTGTATAATCAGATGGGCGATGTGCAGATTGCTAAGATATTTGGGGTTGCCAAACCAGCCATTCAGAGACTGAGACGGAGATGGGGCATTGCACCGTTGTCAAAGGCGGACCGCTCTGTGATACGTTCCGTTGCCTTTACAGCGGAACAAAAGGAAATTTGTATCGGGACCGTGTTGGGAGATGGGCACATTCTAAGCAGGGGGGTTCTTAAGGTGGCCCATTCGATTAATCAGCTCACCTATACGAGAAGGATGCACAGCCTTCTGTCCCCCCACACCCGTCCAATGTTTTACGAAGAAAAAAGGATGCGAGACAGCGGGGCTCTTACTTTCGGGTTTGGCTTCTGTACCGTACAGCATCCATGGTTAGCGCATCTGAGAGAAGTGTTTTACCCATACGGGGTGAAGGTGTTTCCTGATGATGTTCTACGGAATCTGACTGCTCGGTCTCTAGCCTACTGGTATTTCGATGACGGTCACTTGGCTGATGGACTTCCAAGTATAGCTCTCGGGGACTTTACGACCGACGAAGCGCAGCGGATTATCGAAACTGTACGGGACAACTTCTATTTTGATGCATACCAGAGGGTTTCCTCCTCAACATGCAAGGTGTTCAGGCTTAGGGCTCGATCCGCCGACTCCTTTTACGCCTTGATTCGGGACTATGCGACTCCTGATATGTTCTACAAGTTGCCGCCTCATCATCGGCCTATTGGGGTGTCCTCTACAGCACTTATAACTCCTGTGACGGTGCCACTGAGTCCTGATCTACCTCAGAGCTTAAGAAGTCGGTCTAAGCAGTGGACATCCTTGGGCAACACAGAACGTCGTTGTTTGGTAAAGGATGTGGTTGGGTATTGGCGTGGGCAGGGGTTCCCCCATTCGGAAGCCAAGGTGGCCGAGTTGTTCACATTGTCAGGGCTGGAACAGGCTCAAGTGATTCAGGGGGGTGTTATTAAGGCCCGCCAGGTGGGACAGGCCCTTTGTCATGCCTTTTGCCCTCACATATGGAAGGCTCGCAACTGGGACGGCACCCTGAGTCCCATGGCTATCTTCCAGGATGACCGCATGTTGGGGGAGGCGTTACGACGAGGACTAGACGCAGATTATGTGCCAAATGGGGCACAAGTTCGGAGAGCGGTTCGTTACTACAAGAGGTCCGGGGTCTATAATTTCAGACCGTCAGCGGCTAAGGTACTGGTGGATCGTTATTGTATTCCCGGTGGTGTTGTGTGGGATCCTTGTGCTGGATACGGGGGTCGGATGCTTGGCACGGTTTTGTCGAAGCAGCGCCCACAGTATGTGGCATGTGATCCCCAACCCGAGACCTACGTGAGTCTCCTAAAATTCCAGGACTGGTTGGATGATTACGTCCCTGGGGTTACACAGAGAATTAGTCTTCACAACATTCCAGCGGAGGATTTTAACCCCCCTGACGTTGATATGGTCATGACATCTCCTCCTTACTGGAAGAAGGAGATGTACGGGGATGGTGCAAACCTGGCAGGTAATAGATATCCCACATATGAGGCATGGCTGTCAGGGTTTTGGGTGCCTGTCCTTCAGAAAGCTGCGGATGCCCTTAAGCCGGGTGGTTGGTTGGTTCTGAACGTCGATGATTTTAAAATCGGCAGGAAGGAATACTCCTTGATTCGGGATACCCTGCGGGTTGTCGAAGGTACCGGGGTGTTTGAGAAGCCTGAGACATACATTTACGCCATGCCTATCGGGAAGGACCAAGAAAATGCTGAGAAGGTCTTTTGTTGGGTGAAAAGGGGGGTGCCAGAGGGGACGTCTACGGGCCACCAAGGTGCCGTTGTCGTTAGTGCCGAGAAATGTGTAGGCTGTGGGGGCATCTTTCCGAGTCACCTGATGGAGAAGGGGCGATGCGTCAAGTGTGTAGCAACACCCGTGAAGCGTTTGTGTAAGGGGTGTGGGAAGGAGTTTGAGCCAACTCGGGCGGACCATGAGTTCCATTCGAAGAATTGTCACGCCAGGTGGAGACGTCGGGAATACAGGAAGACGCACCCGGCAAAAAAAACACGGACGTTCGTATGTGTAGACTGTGGCAGGAAATGGCAGACGGAACTGTTGGGGCATTTTACCCGTTGTCTGTCCTGTGCTGAGATTAAAAAGAACCATGCTCGGGACAAGCTGTGTCAGTACCATAAGTGCAGGAGGCCGTTCCATGACAACTCCCCCAAGAATTCCATGCAGTATTGCCATCCTGAACACAGAAGACGAGAAAAGTTGTTTCGATTGGGGCAGGCACCGGAAAAATTCAGGAAGGACGATCCAGTGTTGGGCTAGCCCTTCAGTTCGGGTGCATGCTTTTCCAGCCACGCTATAGCGACCAGGGCTGCAGGGCCTGGGATGCCTCCCAGCTTGAGGGTGGGGACGGACAGTTTGAGGTATTTGTAGAAGAACGTCAGGTGTGCCTCATCCAGGCCGTAGTTTCGGGCAGCATTCACGTAGCCTTCGACGGGGGGGACCTTTCCCCGGTGCCAGGTTTCCATGTTCATGCTTGTTCTGTAGGCTTCTCCTTCGTAGGTGGCCCGCCATGTCTGGTCAAGAAGGTACCGCACGGGGAAGAGTGCGTCTCGGGCTTGTACGACGTGTTCGTGTTCATGGGCACAGATGACCATCTGAGCCCATAAGCCGTGTCCAGGGGCCGCTACGCCTACCGTGAAGGGTGTGTAGATGGTTCTCCCGATGGTGGTGGTGAATTGGGTCAGGAAAGCGTCTTTGTCCAGGATGCCCATCACATCTAGGACACGCCCGATGAGTTGCATTTCTTCCGCTGACGCTTTGTTCTGAACTTCCGATCCATAGGTCTCGGTCATGTGTGTCCAGAGTGCTTTGACTTGTTCCGGTGTCGGTTTCATTCTGCATTTCCCCAGAGGCAGGAGTGCCCCTCCGTTGTTTCCGCACAATACCATCCGTCCCCTATGTTGCAGTCCATCATGATTATCCAGTGACCCTGAGGGCTGCACAGTTCTACCCTGTTGTCAGTAGAACAGCGGGAGCGGTTGGCGGGGGCACACTCCTCTCCTTCTGGTGCAAGGGGGCTGCACCCCATAAGGCACAGGAAAAATAACGTTAGTAGTTTTTTCATCTTGATTCCTCCTCCTTTCAGTGTACCCCGAAATCGGAGGTGGTTTCGGTAGAAGTATGATAAACGGCATCTTAGGTAGGGCCTGTTGTTTGTCCCTTTGGGCGAAGTCACAGAGGTGGCCTACATGTGGGGGATGCCTCGTGCCTGAGACCTTCAGAAACCGAGACTGTGTGACGTTTAACAAGTCCGACACAGTCACGTCTGAGGTAGATGACGCTCTGGCTACTAATGGTTGGCCCGGCGGCGTGGCTGTTAACTGGGCTACTGACCCGGTAGAGCGGTTCGCTGTGACTCGGTCTGATGGAGCTGGGATGGGGTTCCTCCTCAAAGGTTCCGATGAGGTTGGGGACAGGTACACGGCGCAGACCAGGAATCAGGTGTACTACAGGGTGGCGACCCTTTGTTTCGGTGGCTGGTTGATGATGACGACTTCCTTCGAGCGTTACACCTGGGCGTCTCGTCAAGTTGGACCCCTGGTGGAGATTCCGTATGCTGAGAGCGACCGTTTGCACTTTTCCAATAGGGGCTTGTGGACGAACGAGGATGAGTGGACTCTTTCCGGTGACCCGAGAGCACCTAATTCACAAGTGGTGGGGACTGTGATGCAGGTGCCCACCGTAGCCAACGACCACTTCATAACCATCCAGACGTTGCTGTAATGCCTGAGATCATCAGAACACGAGACTGCGTGGCACACTTCAAGGGTGATGCCTACCCCGTGGCCATCTCAGACGTCCTGATTACGAACGGGTGGCGTGGTTGCCAGGGTGTGATGTGGACGGACTCCCCTGAAGACGAGTTCATGGTAACTCTCTCTGACGGTATGTTTGGTGGGTTCCTTCTTTGGGGGTCTGACGAGGTTCCTGACATGTTTACGGGGATGTCGGGGAATCAGGTCCGAGAGGGTTATGGTATTTTGTGTACTGGGGGCTGGTTGTTATCCACCCCTGTGTTCGAGCAGTTCACATATGCCAGTCGGGTGGGTGGTCCTCCATTGGTCCCCCTCGTTTACACTGCGGGAGAGCGCCTCTTGTTTTCCCTCAGGGGTCGATGGACAAATGAGGATGAATGGACCCTGTCTGGTGATCCTAGAGCGCCTAACGATAACTTTGCTGGTAGTGTCTGTCAGCCCCCTCGGACGCTGAACAACAACTGCCTAGTTCTGACGACGGTTTTGTAATGGCAAGAAAACTCATCACTGAGATCGTCCGGGCACGGGACAGCATCGTCTTCTACAAGGTGGACTCTACGACCGTCACAATAGATCCGGTTATGTTGGCTGCGGGGTGGTCCGGTGGTCAGGGTGTGCAATGGGTTGCAGGGGTCGATGACGAGCGCACAATAACCTTTTCTGATGGTCGGTTTGGTGGTTTCCTTATCTGGGGTTCCGACGAGCTTGCAGACCAACTCACTGCTGTCACGGATAGTCAGGTGGCTTACCGATACACCACAATGCTGTTCGGTGGGTGCCTCTTTTCTACCTCTACCTTCGAGCAGTCCACCTACGCCTCCCGGTTGGTGGGTCCGCTGGTCCCTATCGTATACCAACCGAACGACGCCCTGTACTTCTCCCTCCGGGGTTGGTGGACGAATGAAGACGAGGCCACCCTTTCCGGGGCTGCCTATGCTCCGAACGCCACTGCTGGCTTTGTCGCCCAGGTCCCAAAGGCGAGTAATAATTTTTATATTGGGATTCAGACACTCTTGTAGATGGCGGGTACAGTAGAGGCGGTACCTGATCTGCCAGAAGCAGGAGGAGTTTATGGAGATCCAATTTGTCGCTGGTGAGTTTCAGCAGTTCCGAGTGTTGCACAAGGTCCATCTGGGACAATTTTCGTTAGACATCCCCGAAGAAGCAGTGGTCGAGTTTGACGGGATGACTGTCAAGTGGGGGGGCAAGGACTACGCTGTCCCAGCGTTGCGGGGGGCGATCCGAGCCGATTGGTTGGTGCCGGTGGCGGACACCACCACGACGACCTTCGCACCTAAGGCCGCAGGGGTTCAGGTCCGGCCTGCTACGACAACGGGGCGGGATAGAGGCGAAGCTTTCTCGGTCACAGCCGTAGACGAGGATGAGCAGGTCGTTGGGTCTGTCCAAGATTCGAAGGACAAGACTGAAACGGCCCGTAAGGTAGCAGCAGCGGTGGCGACACCACACAGGCCCGCAGCACCCCAGTCGGTGGAGGCGTCACCTCAGGTAACCCCCGAACCTGCGCCAGCACCTGGAAAGATGCAGGTGATAGACACTGAGGATGACCAGGGCGCTGTCACCGTCGCAACGATAGGTAGCCCCACAAAGTCCTCCTTCGTCTCAGGTGACGAGCATGAGGCTGCCGAAGCTCCGCGTCGTGTGGAGTCCCGTAAAGGGAACATCAAGAGGGTGCCGGTGCCCAGCGCTGTCAATGCCGATGCCGAGGGTGGAACACCCATCACGGAGACCCTGGCGGGTGGTGCTACGGGAGATGTTGCTGTTGCCACCGAAGGGGATACTCTCGAAGAGCTGCTCCCCAACGCTGTCTCTACGGGAACACCCCCCGCTACCAAGCCCCCCGAGAAGGCCAAGGCGAAGAAGGTTCCGACAGAAGTTCCCCAGGTAGGCGGAGAGGACTTCAACTGGAGCAAGAAGGGTCACTGGCGTGACAGGGTACAGAGGGCGCTGGTCTACAAGGACAACCCCGAGGCTCTTGCCGCCATCAAGGCCATTGAGATCAAGTCTGTGGTCAAGCAGCTTGGCGTAGAGTTGCGGAAGCTCTCTCGTTAGTTCCCAACCTTTCCCGCTAGTCAGTCTATCAGGCCACCCCCAGTAGGTACGGCTTTATCCGGGGGCATGAATGAAACAGACGACAGCAAGCAGCCAAGCGGCCTGGGCACTCCTGACTGAGGGTGTGACCAACGCACGGGTAGAGGCCCATCGGTTGCAGCATCTGATAGGTCGGGCTACGGCCCTGGTAGAGGGTTCCGACGAGAAGGAGCATCTCTACCAAGTGGCAGGGGACATTATTGTAGCCATGCCACAGAGACTCGACCAACTGCTTCGGGCACTGGACCGTACAGGGTTGGCTCTCTCCAAGATGGGTGAGGAATTCCTGAGTTCACGATTGCCGCTGTCAGACAAGACAATGGTGGAGGAGGCGGTAGCATCTGCCTTTGGGAAGGGCCAACCCCGCCACTCAGAGGCCCGACGCCTGGCCCAGAGATACCTCCAGAAGCAAGCGGAGTCCCAGGAGTGAAACTGAAAGCCGACTCGTTGGTAGCAGGGTACAGGCCCCCGATGGAGGAGCTTACGGGGTGGAAGACCTTTACTCCGTCCACAGACGGCACCAGGCCGCCCGCTACGTCCCCCAAGGACCAGGCCCTGCCCTCACCCCCCAACAGTCGGAGTAAGCCCATAGGGAAGCCCTCCCTCAACGCACCACCCTCTTCTGAGGATGCACTCGATGGAAGGCCCTTGCACACGGACCGAGTTCGGACTTTGGCTATCCCAGGTGAGTACAGCCCTCATCCGAACCCTGAACCTCGGACGACGCCTGTCCGGCGACAGAATCTGGCAGCGAGAAGGAAGGTGGCTGGGGGCTATTATGATCTGAAGCCCCAAACACCTGTGTCTGAGGTTCTTAAGCGGTGGGTGGGTGATGGGGCCAAAGCCTACGATGACTCCATGCCTCAGTTCTACTCCGCTCAGGAGTTGTGGCCCTACCGTGAGTTTACCCGGAAACGGGAGACTGCTCTCAGGGGATTTGCACGTGTCCGTGGGAAGATGGTAGAGCTTCCGGGGTTTGTCAAATGGGACGTCCTCAAACAGGACATGCAGAAACGAGGGTGGGATCTTAACAGTCCGTTGCTTCTGTTTGTGGGAAGGAACGGGTCGGCCAAGATAGGGGAAGGGAACCATCGTCTTGCGATAGCCAAGGAGTTGGGGCTTAAGCGGATCCCTGTGCGGTTCCTATTTGACCAGAGGG